CATACAATGGCCACCGAGCTCGCGCGGATGGGCGTCCCTGAGGCGCTGCGCACCCGCGTGATGGGGTGGCGGGATCCTCAGACGGCGAAGATCTACACCCACATGGTGCCGACCGACGAGGAGCTGCCGCTCGAGGAACTCGGCCGGCGTATGCCTGTCGCCGACATCATCGGCGCCCCGAAAAAGCCGTGGGGCCGACCTGAGGGACTGGCCAAGTCGGGCGTCGAGATCGCCCAGGAAAAAGCGCGACCCCGGGTGTCAGGTTCCGGATCGCGAAAACCGCGAAACGGACAATGACCAAGGGGTTGCACGTGGCGCTTCCGGCCGGGCTCTTAATCTGCGGGTTGAAGGTTCGATTCCTTCGCGGCTCACCACTTCATCTCTCCAATAAATCCGGGCGCGAACGCGGCAAACGTGTGCCGCCGCCTGCGGGACCAAAATCTGACATCGCTTCGGGCAGGACTGCGTGGATTGGCGCCCGGGAACGGTGTGGCGTCCGGAGCGACGCCCGATGAAGCCTGCCATCTCGAAGGCGCGGTCCGGGCTCTCGCCGACGCGTCGCTGGCAGCTGCGACGCCTGGCGGCCGGTCTCTGTCAACAGTGTGGAGGGCCGTGGACGAAGTCGACGCGCTGCCCGCGCTGTAACGACACGAATCGGCCCGCGAAGCATGCACGCGGGCAGCGGCTCTCCTTGTGCCAGAAGCGTCGCTACGCGAACCTGAAGCGCCGGCGACGTTGCATTCAGTGCCGTCGACCCCCCATCGGGGTCCGTCAACGTAGGCGGCGTAGGCGTTCGCCGACGTTGCGAAGTTCACGGGACCACAATCCAGAGTTTCAGCACCGTGCGGGGAGTCGACGGGTTTCAGCGGCAGGAATTGCTGACTCCACAGGGACATGAAGCTGAACATCGTTTGAGTCGCCAGCTGTTGCTTCCAGACAATGTTCTTCGTCCGACGGCTTTCGCAGTCGGAAGCAGCATCATCCACGAACAGGATTCCGACGTTTGGTCAAGTCTTTGAAGGTCACGCGCCCCGTTTCCGTTTTTGCATTTGTCGGCCGTCGGCTCGTCGCTGTTGATTTGGCCATGCGAGCCGCCTTGCTCGGCAGCTCCGGCGGCTGCTCGACGAGCGTCGGCTGTTCCGGCTCCCTCGCTTTGATGCGAGGCGCCTTCCTGAACGTGACACCAATCTGGCGTGCCGGAGGCAACTGAAGGCCGGCGGTGCCGTGCAGCAGATCCGCGACGGTCGCAAGCTGCAGCCGCGGCATGCGGCCCCACGACGTCTCGACGAACCCCGCGCTGGCCGCTTCCGCGCGCATTTGACGCGATGGGTCTTCGAAACTGATAAGCACCCCTTGCGACGCACTTTCGCGTTCGATGACTCCGCGCAGATCGCGAACATGTGCCACCGTAATGCTTCCAGCCTTCACGGAAAAGACGACTTGGTCCGTCCGGCCCGACCGAGGATCGACCGAGAATCGACGACCATCGATCCCGCGATCGGCCCCCTTCTTACCTTCGACCGGGCGCGCGTCGACGAGCCCTAACGCCCACCACTGGAACTGGTACGGGTCGCTCGAAGCGAGAGCTTCGGCATCAGGCACGGATGTCGGCTCGCCCAGGACCTCGCAGGGAATTTCGATTCCGAACCGATCATGGAATCGTTGCTTGATGACAACGATCGCCGCCTGTGTGATGTCGATGCCAATCCACTGACGATTCAGGCGATGCGCGACTGCGATGGTGGTGCCGCACCCGCAAAAGGGATCAAGCACGACATCGTTCTCGTTGGTGCTCGATCGAACAATCCGTTCGAGCAACGCCTCAGGCTTCTGCGTCGGGTAGCCGAGTCGCTCGGGACTCGTTCCTCCGAGAGCCGTCAAATCGGTCCACACGTCCTGCACTGCCAAGCCAGGCATTTCATCCAGATAGCTCTTCAGCCGCAGTCGGCCACCGGGTTTCGCGGGATAGTGAAGTCTGCCCGCCTCGTCGAGTTCCCGCATGCGCTCGCGGGTGTACTTCCAGCCGTTCGGCGGCGGTTGATAGATCAGCCCGTTCCTCGCCTTGAACGAGTACGTTAGATTCGGCCGCCGCGCCGGGTTATTGAGATTCTGCTCCGCCCAGCGGCGACCGTTTGGGTCGGTGAAGCGAAATCGCTCGGCGACGTACGCGGGGTCGTACGGCTGGAACTGTCGGTTGAACGTGTGGTCGTTCGATTTCGTGTAGAAGAGGATCACGTCGTGGACTGCGCCGAACACTTGCGAGTTGCTGTGTGCTCCGTAGCGCTTCCAAATGATTTCGTTCGTGAACCCTTCTGGTCCGAAGATTCCGTCGAGCAGGATCTTTAGATAATGGCTGGCCGTCGGGTCGCAGTGCAGATAGAGGCTGCCCGTCGACTTCAGAACGCGGCGCAATTCAACAAGCCGCGGCGCCATCATCGACAGATACGCCATCATGTCGCTGGTATTGAGGAAGGTGCGAAACGCCTGCAGAACCGCGGAGACGCGTCCGCCCGATTCGACCATCATCTGGTACGCACGCGCCGAGTCTTCGTTCCACTGCCAAGTGTCCTCGAACGCATGCAGTTGCGCCGCAGCTTGAGTTCCGTCGCGTTCGGCGAACAGTACGTTGTAGGACTGAGCGCTCTTGAACGGCGGGTCGAGATAGACCAGGTCGACGGACTCGTCGGCGATGTGCCGCCGGAGAACGTCGAGGTTATCGCCGTAGAAAAGATGGTTCACTGTTTACTGACGTCGGCACTCGTGTCTTGGGAGCTTAACAGCCCAAGATCTGGGGGGTTCCGAGCGCCACGCTGTGCAACCGCGTGAATGCCCTAGTTGGCAGTCAAATCCGGCGCCGCCGCATTGACGAGGTCCGCGAGATTGTTCAAATCCTCTTGTGCGATCGGACGATCACGGTCGGCGCCGAGGAGCTGCTCGAGCAACCAGAAGAAGTCGCCGACCGACATCACGAATTCGGTTTCTTCCATCCGAACCACCCCGCGACGCGATAGCCCGAGCGCCGCATCCAGGACCCTTCGCCCTGGACGAACCAGCCGCGTGTGCCGAGCTGCTTGCTGACGGCGCCGGTGACGCCGACGTCGCCGTTCTCGACGACCACGCCGACACCGCCCTGCTCCGCCGCCGGCAGCTGCTGGAGCTTCTCGAGCTGCGCGTTCGTCGAGGCCTCGTCGAAGATCCGATCGGTCATGCCGCGGAGGCCTCCGCCTCGAGGAGAAAATCGAGCAGCCCGTACTCGCGCCACGCCGAGGGGACCAGCTGCGGATTCGAGAGCAGTTCCGAGTGATCGATGTCGGGGATCTCGACGATCTCGACGCTCGCGGGCAGCTGCACGGCGCCGCCGACGTGGCCGTCACCGATCCGGCCGAGCCCCTGGATCAGATCGCCCTCGCCGTCGGTGACGTGCATCCAGTGGCCGATGTTCTGCAAGCCCGCGGCGGTCTCCTCGAGGACATCGCCGCGCACGGGCCCGGCAATGTCGAGCAGATAGTCGATGCGCAGGCCTGCGGCCGCGGCATAGAGCGCCACCTGCAGGCCGTGTGAATGCGTCACGAGTACCAGCGGCGGCCGCGGCCGATCGAGCGGCCAGTACCGCAGCAGGTACCAACGCAGCGCCTTGCTGCCGGCGAGCCAATCGCGCTTGTCCTTTCGCGAGCGGAACCACGGCCATCGCTCCCAGAATTTCGCGCCGTCGAGATCCGTCGACCAGACGAAGGGGTCGTCAGCACCGAGGAGCTCGAGACCGTGCTGCGCGAGCTCCTCGACGAGCAACGATCCCTCCCGCCACCAGTTGCGCGGGTGCCGCGGATCTGGGTCGTCGACCTCCCAGCCGTCCGTGCCCTGGACGGGCAGGAACGGCATCACGGCCGCCTCCAGCACGCGCGCGCGCCGGCGACGAGCACGATGGCGAGCGCCGCGCCAAACGTGACGAGAAACAGCAGGAGGAGCCACGCCTCCGCGACGACGAAGTCGCCGAGCGAGAGCGCCGTCACTGGCGCGGCCTCAGCGTGATCGTCTGGCCCAGGACCTTACCCGAGTACTCGGGAAACAGCATCGGCGGCAACACCACCGGATGCGATCCGATCGTGATGACTTGCTCGCGCACCTCGGCGACATCGGCGCGCAGGTCTGCGATCTGGCGCGCGAGCGCGTCCAGCCGCGACAGCACGGCCGAGAGGTCGACCGCGGGCGGCGCCGGTGTCGGCGGTTCGGGATCTGGGTCCGGCGACGGGCCTGCGCCTGCCGGTTCCACGGGCGCCATGAAGCGCGACATGTCGATCGGGCCCGCGTTGCCCCACGACGGCCGCGCCGCGCCTTCCGCGTCGCCCAGAACGTCGAAGTGCAGGCCGCTCGGCCGATGCACGAGGATGTCGCACGCGACCAAGACCCCCGACGGCGCTGGGCAGTTGTTGCCAGCCGGCTTGCTGAGCAGCCCCCAGCCCTCCGCGCGGTGCTGCCAGGCGACGGCGTTCAGCAGGGCCGCGAGCTGCGCCGGCGTCATGGGCGTTGGGTAGGCCTGGCGCGCGGTGGCGACATCCCCGGCGAGCGAGGCGGGCTCCTGCGCGGGCGGACGTACCGGCCTGGTCGGCGGAGGCTCAGGGGCCGGTGGTGGCGCGATCGTCGGCGCGAGTTCGACCCGTGGCGCCGTCGCGACGTCGATGTCCTGGACCACGACGCTACCCGGGGTCTCGGCGGCGTTCGTCGCAAACGCGATCCGCGCCGTCGAGTCGCCGAGCCCCACCACGTCATGGTTGAACGCGTCGTCGCCCTGGCGAATCCGGTAGCCGCGGGTCGACGCAAACGGATGCAGGACCAGCTGCCCGTCGGTCCAGTAGGTGACCCACCATTCCCCACGAATAAACGCCGCCCGCGGCCGCCACACGCGCGGGGTGATCGTCGTCACGGGCGGCAGACCGATCGTCTTCGCGGTCACCGCGTCCTGCCAGATCGCGCGTCCGCCGCCGAGCAGCTCGAGGTCGAGCACGAAGCCATCGCTCAGCCGCCATTCCCGGCCGTCGCGCTCGCGCACGGTCACCCCGAGGCCCGACTGATAGTCCGGGACGTACCCGATCGCGCCGTCCGGGCCGACGTCGCGCAGGCCCGCGCGCGGCAGCTGCAGGCCCGTCGACGTGTAGAGCCCGATGTCCGGACGCCAGGCCGCCCACACGCCCCCGCCCGCCCGCATCGTGTTCCCGCCAGGCGAGACGACCTCGCGGCGCCCGTCCGCGTCGATGAGCGCCAGCTGCAGGTCGGTGTCGGTGTAGATGACCCGTGTCGCGTCGTACCAGAGCGAGGCTTCGGCGGCGCCGCCGGCGGCGAGACCCCGGTTGTCGATCGCGATGGTGTGACTGCCGACGCCGTGCGCGACGTGCCCGGCGGCATTGAGACTGACGGCGGCCGCCGGCGGGGCGGAGATGAGGACCAGCGAGAAGAGCAACGCAACACATCGGTTCATCGAACGGGCTCCTGGATGTCGGGGATCTGAACAGTGGCTTCCGTGCGGCCGCGAATCTTGCCGGCCCGGTCGTACACGGTGGCCACGAAGCGGTAATTGGCGGCTGGCTGGGAGCGCAGCTCGAGGACGTGGAGCACGGGCGCGTCCTCGCCCTCGAGCGGACGCTGGGTGACGCCGGCCGAGCCGACGTCGGAGCTCCACGCGATCGCGAGGATCTGGTTGCGGACGTCACGAGGGACGCGGGCCTCGATCCGAATGTCGCCGCGCTGCAGCATCACGCGCGGACGCACCTGCAGCGCGACAGGTTCGGCGGCCGCCAGCGTCACGGCCGCAGCGGCGATCGCCGCGCCCGCCATCGCGATCGCGATGAGCCGAGGCCAGCGACGCCGGCGCCGCGGCGATGGCAAGTAGTCGCGCAGGCCGGCGCGTTCGTGATCGTGGGGATAGGCGAACGGCTTCATGCGGCCGCTCCTGGCCGCCACTGCAGCACCTGGCCGAACCGGTTGATCCACCCGAGCAGGTTGGCGAGCTGCTCGCGGTCCCTCAGGACCTCCCGCGCGGCCTTCGCGTAGCGGTCGGCCATGACGGCCTCGCGCAGGGCCTCGACGTCGCCGGCGTTCACGGCCGCTTCCGTCTGCCGTCCGAAGATGCCGTCGGCCGACACGCCGGCGGCCCGCTGCAGCGCCGGGATCGCGTCGTCGGCGCCGGCGTTGATGGCGTAGTCGATCACGACCAGGCGGAGTCGCGGGTTCGCGATCCTCCAGAGGTTCGTGCGCAGCGCGAACACCTCGCTCATCACCTCGACGACGTCGTCGAGCGTGAGCGCCTGGAACTGCGCGAGCGGACATCGCTGGCCGCGCGGCAGCCGCAGGTAGTCCTCGGAGTAGCACCGCCAGGTGAGGCCGGCGATCGTCTCGCGACCCCGATCGTGGCGTGCCGTCGTGACGGTGGTGCCGTAGCGATCGCCGCCCTCGAGACGCCAGACGATCCAGCGAATCTGTGAGGTGAGATCCGTGCCCGCGATCGGCCAGGGAGCCCGCGTCATGGCAGCCGGACGACCTTCGCGTAGAGGCCGATGATCGCGACCACAATGTGTCGCAGGCCGTCGAGCGCCGCACCACCGGCAGTGATAGCGACCGACCAGAGCGCCGCCTTCTGCTTCGGGGACAGGCTGTTCACAACACGACGCGCCGCCCCCCTGGTCCGCGCCTGCAGCCTGGCGATGTCGCGCTCGTGTCGATCGGTGCGGACCCGGACGTCAGAGAGCTGCGCCCTGAACTCCTGGCGCGCCTGGCCGACCTCGTGCCGAACCGTGGACGTGATGGCGTCCTGCATTTGCAGCAGGTCGCTCGTGGTGATCTCCATGGCTGTTCCCCGTCGGGTTCCTCAAATACAAAAAGCCGCCAACGCTTCGCGCGTGAGGCGCGAAACGGGCGGCAGTCCCGTGCGATGGCAGGATGTGTGTTTTACGATTGGGCGGGGCCCCTGCCGAGACCCTTCACCCCGTCGCCGGCCAGCGGCGGGGTTCGCCCAAGACCTGACCCGTTACTTCGGCGGGTCCTCTTTCTTCTCCGGCGCCTTCCCGAGCTCCGGCTTCTTCGCGTACTCCAGCGCCTGCAGGTTCAGGTCATAGCCTGGCACCTGTAGCGCCTGGACAAGCTGCGTCAGCGTCTGCGCGGTGCGCTCGTATTCCAGCTGCGCCGCGCGAATCTGCGTCTGCGCGAGCTCGAGCCGCTGCGCGAGGTTCTGCACATGGAGCTTCTGCACCTCGGTCAGTGCCGGCGCCTTCGGAGCGTCGTCCTTCTTCTCTTGCGCGAACGCGACGCCTCCGAGCGCCAGCGCGAGCACGATTCCGATCACGTATCGCTTCACGTTTGTCCTCCTACTGCGGGGTGCCGGTGATCGTCCCCGCGCCGAGCTTGTTGTCTGCCTGACACCGCGTCGTGACGCGCTTCTCCAGGCTGGTCGTAGATAGGTTCATGGTGTTAAGTTGCCGCAGGAGGGTCTCCGCGTCCGGCCCGGCGTAGCTGCACGTCAGATCCCGCCCGTGCAAGACGAACCCGCTCCCGGTGACTTCGCGGAAGATGACGCGGATCTCGGCGGCGCCGTCTGGGTGGTCGCGCTTCAGGTAGATCGACGCCACGCGGAAGTCGGTCGCGCCGGCGTCGACGAACACGGGGGCTGAGAGCGTGACCTTCTCCTGCGCGGGGGCGCGCGAGGCGAGCGCAAGCACGGTCGCCGCGAGCGCCAGTCCGATGTATCCGAGTCGTTGCATTGCAGTCCTCTCCTTAGCTGATTTCAAACGTGATGGTGCCGGTGACATAGGTCGTGTTCGTGCCGAGTACCCACGCGGGCGCGGCAATCGAGCGGAACAGGAAGATAAGCCCGGACCCGGTGCTCACGCGCGCGAGGCCGGTGCTGGCCGTCGCGCCGTCGTAGTAGTTGAAGGTCGAGTCGACCACCTTCGCCGCCGTGAACCCGCCAGGGATCGCAATCCGCAGGTCGGCCGCAGCGGTGCCGCCGACCGTGGTCGTGTTGACGCCGAACGCGACCGTCATCATCTTGCCGACGAGGGTGTAGGCGTAGACCTGCACGTCGCCGCTGTCGACGGTCCACGTCATCGAGCTTCCGGCGGTGTAACTCCCGGCGCTGTAAGCGACGGAAATCCACTCGCCCATCGGGGTCGACCGGCTGCGCTCCTTGATGGTGCTGGTCGTCGTGACCGGCCCGGCGATGGCGACCGTCGAGCCGTCGAGCGCAATCGTGGTCGAGCCCGACACGAGGTTCAGGGTCGCGTAGGCCGACGAGGTTCGGTTGTAGGCCATGACGTAGCCCTGCCCGCCGCTGATGCCGGTCTCGAGCCCGAGGCCCGACGCGAGGCCGCTGACCCAATCCTTCGCGCGCACCGCGCCGCTGACTTCCGTCGTGGTCAAGGCCGAGCCGTTGCCGATCGAGAACAGATAGCCCGAGCTGAACGTGTTCGGGTCGAACGTCAGGAGCCACGACGCCGACGTCGGGTGCCCGAACTTCAGCACGCCGTTCACGAGCCGGAGGACACCGTTCCCTGGCCCGGCCGAGGTGAAGTCGTTCCCGATGTCGACGGTGTAGGCCTTGAGCTTCGCCTCGCCACTCGTCGAGGTCGTGTGCGACTTCAGGGTGAGATACGTATCCTCGGCGGTGCTCGCGTTGCTGGCCGAGCTCACGAGCCTCACGTAGGCGGTGTCGCCCGCCGTCGCGGTGTTGCGCTCGTTGGCGATGATCACGCCGCGGTCCTGCCCGTTCGACCAGCCGCCCGTGCCCCAATTCCCGCCGCCGGTGAAGTTGAACGCGCGCACCGTCGTGAAGGTGTCGGGCACCGTGTTCGGCGCGACGGTGACGCCGCTGCTGTCGATGGTGAGGTTCGCGCTCACCAGTGTCAGGTTGCCGTCATACGACAGCCGGTTGCCCGCGGGGTCGCCGACCCGGAACTTGTAGGTCGTGTCCTTGCCCATCCAGATGCCGGTGCCGGTGCCGAAGGCGCTCGGCAGCGTCGACCCCATGGCGAACGACGGCACGCTCGCGTCGAGCCGCACGGTCTCGGTGCCGCCGTCGTAGAGCTTCAGCGGGATGCCGCGGATCTCCGCGTTCTGGTCGCTGAAGCGGACGAAGGCGTTGCCGCTGAAGTTGCCGCAGAACAGTCCGTATTCCGTGACCGAGGTGAGCCCGCGCAGGTTGCCGAGGCGACACCTGGTTGTGAGGTTCGCGCTGACGGGCGCAGTGGCCCACGTCACGATCTGCGTATAGGGCGCGTTGACGCCCGCGGCGCCGTCCACCGCCGTCGTTTCCACGTAGCCGTTGCCGGTCGTGCCCAAGTCCTGCACCAGCTCGTTGACGGCGACGGTCGTCGAGGCCGACATCGCGCCGCCGTTGCCGCCCGCGTTACGCGTGAAGGTCCACGACTGCTGCCCGGCGTTCGCGCCGCTGCCGTCGGCGTAGCTGGTAACGACGCCGACGCAATCGCTGATGGTGAACGGGCCGAACGCACTGCGGGTCTGCGACCGGATGACCACCGAGTCGCCGGACACGAACACCGCGGCATCTCCGTAGGTGGGCGCGTCCTTCACCCACAGGGTCGACGTGCCGCTCAGCGCGGGACAGGTGAAAGTTTGCGAGACCACCGAGAACGATTTCGTGACACGCGACGACCCAGCGAGCACGCTCTCGAGGTCGGCCGTGAATAGCTTCGCGCGCATCTCATCGGTGTAGAGGTAGCGCACGTCGAGCGCCCCCGCGGCCGTCGCGCGCCAGCCGGTCGTCTGCGACACGAAGCTCGAGGTGCCCACGTTCGCCGCGAACGTCGCGTCACCCGCCGTCGCCGTCGTGGAGTTGAACGTCCCGGTCCCGGCCAAGGTCAAGCCCGTGCCGGTGACGCGCGCGACTTCGGTCTCGTTGACGGCGAAGTAGGTCGTGCCGCCGGTCGGCACGTTGACATACCAGGCATTGGACGCACCGCCGCCCGAGATGTAGCGCGTCGAGGCACTCACGCCGCCGGGCGATCCGCTCAGCACCCACGCGCCGCTCGTCGTCAGGCTCGTGTTCCCGTTCGCGCCGAGGAACAGTGCCCGCACGCGGGCCGACGCCGTGCCGATGTCGCTTGTGTTGTCGTTGTAAGGGACGAACCCGGTCGAGGCTGCGTTCACCACCCAGCGGCCACTGCCGCCCGTCGCGAATACGAGATTGCGAACGGTGCCCGTGCCTGCGGCGTGCGTGCCGACCCGGAACTCGGTCGCCGAGGTTGTCAGCTCGCCGCGCTCCCAATTACTGCCGTCGGTATAGGTGTTGTAGACCCGGAACGCCTGATTGCTAGTGCTGTTGCGCTGCGCGATGACGTTCGCCGCGTCCTTGTATAGGTTGGCGTCACCGTTTCCGCCAAGGTCGAGGCCGAACAGGAGCTGAAGCCGCGGCGTGCTGGAACTTTCAAAGAGCGCCGCCAGCACACCCGCACGGGAGAACCGCAGCGAGCTTCCGCTGAGATACATGCCGGTCCCGGGCGCGCTGCCGAACGCATAGGCCGGAGCGCTCACGGTGCCGTCCGCGGCGAGGATCTGCGCGCTGAACGTCTGTACGCCGGTCCAGCTGTTCGCCGCCGCGAGCCGCGGGACGATCGTCCAGCCGGTGTTCCCGGTGCCGGACTGCTTCGTGTAGACGTCGCCCGTCGCGCTGTTCACATAGGTGTCGCAGACCGATCCCGTCAAGGACCCCTCGGGCGATCCCGATCCGGTGCGCAGCGTGCAGCCGGCCGAGCCGAGATAGACCTTGTCGAAGGCCTGCGAATCCTGCGCGGCCGCCGGCGCGCCGCTCGCGACTACCGCCAAGACCAGGACGATCCACACCCACACTCGTCGCGTCATGCCGCCACCTGTCCGCAGGCGGTCGCCGAGATCCCAGCGGTCCCCGCCTGCACATACAGCCAATACCGATGCCCGCTGGCGATCGTCCCGGTGAACGAGAACGCCGTCGGCGTCGACGTCGCCGCCACGACGGACGAGAACTCGACGGCGCCGTCCGTCTCGTCCCACAAGATCACCGTGACGTTCTGCGCGGTGCGCGACGACACGAGCCCCTTCACCGTCACGGCCATGGTCGCGGGTGCGTCGTAGGGCTGTGCGTTCGGCACGCGCGTCGCCGTGTCGCACGCGCGCCACGTGATGTCGCTGCCGCCAAGGGACGCCGGCGACGACAGGAACGTGCCGCCCGTGATGATCGTGATGCCGCTGGAACTCGCGGCGCCGCCGCCGCCCCCGAACGCCTGCTGAAACTGCTCGCGAATCGTCGCCGGCAGACGCGTCGTCGTGACGGCCGTCACCTGGCGCTGCACCAGGTCGCCGGCGATGTGGCGGATCTGCACGTCCGTGAACAGCACCGTCACGGCCGAGAGGTTGCGCTTCGTGTTGGTGATCGTCTGCGTCTGCCCCGGGTGCAGCTCCGTCTTGTCGAAGGCGGCGCCGTAGCGCACCGTCTTCGGCTCCTGGGAATCCCGCGTCAGGTAGGACTCCGCGAGCGCCTGCATGATGGCGACGTCGAAGACATCGGTTTTCTTGTAGACGCGCTCTCGCCGGTTCGCCGCGGGGACGCCACTGTCGGCGACGACGCGTTTCGGGAACTGGCCGACGTAGGTGATGACGATGTTGTCGGTGCCCGCCGGCGGCGCCGACGCGCGGGTGATGCTGTTCGTCGCACTGTCGTACGTCCAGGTCGCCCCGGTGCCGAGCGTCTCGAAGACGCCATTGACCGTCACGTAGCCGTAGCTCGCGGCGAGCGAGTAGGTCAGTGCGAACGTCGTCGTGACGCCGTCGCCGGAGAACGTATCCGACACGTCGCGCGTGCCCTGGCCGCCGAGCAGGATGATGTAGTTCGCGAAGGTCGCCGGCCGCGGCTGCTCGACGGTGACATCGCCGATGACGTTGTCGTCGCCGTCGGTGATGTTGAAGGGCGCCGCGGCGGTGCCGGCCTCCACCGCGCTAAGTTCCTTCGAGTAGTCGACGTTCCACACCCACGACGTCGCGCCCGTGCCGCTGGCCAGTGCCACCGTATCGTTCAGGACGTCGACGAGGAACTGGTCGGCGGTGTAGGACGCCGCGGGCAGCGTCGGCCCGGTCACCTGAGCGCCGGACACGCTGACGCCCTGGGCGGTGAGCAATCCCGCGATCCACGTCAGGCGCGCCTCGAGGGACTCGGACGGCCGGTCGGTATCGGCGCCGACCGTAATGCGCGACGGGTAGACGTTGAAGTCGAAGGCGCTGAGGCGTTGCTCGATCGCGTCCGACGCGCTCGAGCCCGCGAAGCCCGATTCCGCCGGCGCGTCGACGAGTCCGCCGAAGATCGTGGTGCCGTCCTCCGTCAACGTGACGACGTCGTCGTTGACGATGCGGAAGCTGCCGTCGAGCGACAGCACCGCGAACTGCATCCGGTTGCGCCCGTTCCCGGACTCCTGGATCGACCAGCCCGGCTGCAGGTCCTTCGTGACACCGTTGACCTGGAACACGTAGACGGCCACGGCTAGAGCGCGCCCTCCGCGTGCGAGACGTCGATGAGGGTCTGCAGGAACTGGCGGCCGTCGACGTTGACGGCGACTGGCTGCAGAATCGTGGTGCCGCCGTTGCGCGCCTGGCCGCGCGGCGTGAACGTCGCGCGCTCGGGCCCGGCTTCGCCGGCGAGGAACAGCGTCGGCCTGGTCACTATGAAGTCGCCGCCGTCGGCCATCGGGATTGGCGCGCCGCCTGGTGTGCCGTCGTACGAGGTCCTCACGCGAATCTCGATGTCGTGGGGAATCTTCTCGATCGCCGCGGCGACGTGGTCGAGCGATTCCGTCAGCGCGTCCTGCACCTCCTCGACGTGCTGCGCGGCGGCATCGCGCTCCTTCTTCAGCGCGTCGAGCCGGGCGCGCGCCTGGGCCTCGACGACGCCCATCACTTCCTCGGGCGCCTCGCTGTCGATCGACTTCTGCAGGCCCGCGATCTCGTCGTCGAGCGCTTTCAGCGCGGCCTTCGCGTCGTCAACCGCCTGTTGCTGCGCCACGGTGACGGCATGGGCCGCCTCTTCTGCCGCGGTCGCGGCCTCCTCGGTCTTGCGGCGGTGCTCCTCGAGCAGGTCGTTCGCGGCCGCGATCGCCGCTCGGGCGCCCTCGGCGTCATTGCGACCGACGCGCTGGGTAATGCGAATCCACATCGCCTCGCCGGCATCGCCCACCTCGAGCAGCTCGCGGTGCAGCTCGTCAAAACCGCCATGGTCGGCGGCGAAGTCCTTCACGGCGTCGCGGCCCGCCGTGCCGAAGAAGTGTCCCCAGACCTTGTTGACCAGCGGGCCGACGAGCGAGCCGACGACGGGCAGGGCGGAGCTGAGCACGCCGCCGAGGGCCTTGGTGAACAGCCCGCCCGCACCGTCCTTCAGGAACCGCTCAGAGAACTTGCCGGCGACGCCGGCGCCGAGTGTCGAACCGATCGCGCCGCTCGCCGCGGCGAAGGGATTGCCGCCGCCCTGGAGCGCGCCCATGATCGTTAGCGTCATCTGCTTGCCGAAGTCGGCCGGCGACCCGAAGATGGACGCGAAGAATCCTGCTTTCGCCGCCGGCGGCAGCGTGAAGCCGGCCAGGTTGCCGGCGCCGCTCGCATCGATCTGCGGCACAAGGCCCGAGAGATCGCGGCCCTTCAGCAGCACAGGGCTCGATTGAATGTTCTGCAAGGCCTTTGAGACCGTCTGCTCCCAGCTGCGCCACGCGCTCTCGGCGAACTTCACCCGTTCCGCCTCGTGATCCTTCGCGCGCCCCAAGAGATCGCTCGCGTGCTGTGCCTCCGGAGTCAGCTCGGTGACGGCTTTCTCGTGACGCTTGGTGGCGGCCGCCGCCTCTGTGTGAGCCGTCGCGAGACGGCGGATCGGATGCCGCGCCTGCTCGGCCTTCTGTGCGACGACGTCGAGTTGGCGGCCTTGCGCATCGGCCGCGTCACGGAACCACTGCGCCGACTGACGCAAGCTGTCGGTGTCGCGCTGCAGGTTCGGAATGACCTTCGCCGCTCCGGGAATCTTCAGGAGCGCTGCAGGCACCGCTGCCAACGCGTCGAGAACTTTCGCCAGCGCGGGATAGAGGCCGAGCACAATCCCGTCGCCGAGATGCGAGAACAACTCGACCATCCCCGCGCCAAGCACTTGGGTCTGTGACTTCAGCCGCGCGATCGCGTCGCCGGCGTCGTCGAGCGATCGGACGGTCTCATCCGACATGACCGGAGCCGCAGCCGCCAGCTCGTTGAAGTCGCTGATCAGCGTCGGCATGATGGCGGCGCCGCTCTTGCCGAACAGGTCCATCGCGACCGTGACGCGCTCTGCCGGATCCTGAATCGATGCCATCGCGGTCGCGATGGACTCGAGTTGCTGATAGGGGCTCTCGTTCCGCAGCGTCTGGAGATTCAGACCCAGGGCCTTCACCGCGCCGACGGCGGACTTGTCGCCGCTGGTCAGGCGATCCTGCATCTGATTCGCCGCGCTCGTGAGCTCGTCGAGGGAGTTGCCCGCCTGGCCCCCGATGTACTGCAGTTTCTGAACTTCACTGAGCAGCAGGCCGGTTCGATCCGACGTCTTCACGATAGCGTCGCCGGCGTCGAGGATCGACTTGCCGAACGCGATCACCGACCCCGCCGATACCGCCAGGCCGAATTGTCCGGCCACCGAGTTGAGCGAGTTGAGCGCGGAAGTCAGGCGGCTGGTCTCCGCCGGAACCTTCTTCGTCGCGTTGGCGGCCGCCACCATCGCGGCGGGGGCCTCCTTGCCGAGCAGCCGGTATTTCTCGATCGCCTCCGTGAGGATTCCGTTGATCCGCTGTTTCTCCGATGCCGACAGCTTGGCGACGCCGGCGAGGAGCTGCTCGTTCGTCGCCGCGTCCTTCGTCGCGCCACCCAGCTTGGCCACGGCCGCCGTCCAGTCGTTCGCGGACTTCAAGATCTTGTCGCCGCTCAGCGTCGCCTCATGGCGCTTCACGGTCTGCGCGGTCGAGACGATCTGATCCTGGTAGAGGCGTACGTCGTCCATCGCCTTCTTCGCGTCGGCAACGAGCTTGATCGTGTGGACGATGTTGGCCATGGGTCAGCCTCGCGGGGCAGCGTTCAGCCGACGCTCGATGAGCCGCTCGAGCTTCCGCTTTGCGATCTCGAACGCGGGAATCAGGTGCGGCCGCGCGGACATGTATCGCGTGCCGTGTTCCAGCCACAGCGGCAGGTTCACCGGCCGGTCTCCCTTCGAGCCCCTGATCGGGAACCGCACGAAGACCTTGCCGGTCATCCCGTCGTCGAAGAAGATCCGCCCGATGGCCTCGCGATACCGCTGCGTCCGACTGGTGGTACGCCGCGCGCCCGACCGATCAAGCGTGTTGCGCGAAGACTGCCCGGCGCTGGCGTTCCAGCGCGCGAGCGCGTCGCGGTGCGCATCCTCGGTGCAGGTGCGAATGTCGTCGCGGACGTCGTCCTCAAGCCCGAGGATCTGATCGAGCTCGCGGAGCGCGGCCGTCGCGCCCGAGAGGGATTGCCCCTGGATCGCCGCATCGCTCCACGACCGCTTGTACCGCGACGCCATCCGCTCTAGATCTCCTCTGCCATGGCCCTGGCGATCGCGGCGGCCTTGCGCCGCTCGAGCTCCTCGGCCACCAGCTCGTGCTCGATGTCGATCACCTGCGTCACCATCGGGTTCCGCTCGATCGCAGCCTTCACCGCCGCGGCGTCTTTCTTCGAGGCCTCCTGGTATTCCCGGCGCGCCGCGGCATAGCTGCGAAGGCCGAGAATCTTGACGGCCATCCCGTCCGGGTCGTGCTCGAGCTCCCAGAGCGCGCGTGTCGGCCAGCCGCCGAACTCCTCGCACAGCCGGGACACCAGCCAGAGAAACGGCGGCGCGATGCGCTCGCCGTCCTCGTCGCGCTGCTGGCTAAGCGCCTGGTGCAGCTGCCGCAGCAGGGCTTTTGTCCACCTCCGGCGTCGGCGGCTTCATCAGGCCGACGACGTATTCGTGCGCCCACTGCGCGGTGGCTTCGTCCAGGTCGTCGACGCTTTCGCGCATGACCGGGACGGCCTTGCCGTCGGCGCCGGTGTAGCTGTCGCCACCCCACGCGACGATCGCGCCCTTCACGTCCTTCCCGTCCAGCGCGCAGCCGGCGAGCAGCGTGGTGCGGTCGAACGAGCTCGGGTCGTATTCCTGCTGCTTGGCGAGCTTCGCCGTCCGTCGCACGGCGGCGTCGTCGTCATCGCCGCCGGTGAACGCCTTCACGATCTCCGCGCCGAAGTCGCGCACGCCCTTCCGGCCTTCCGATTCGACGACACGACGCGCTTCGCGCACGACCGCGCCTGACGGTTTACGGAACTCGATCCAGTTGCCGGGTTCGTGGGGAATCTCCACCCGTTGCGCGGGCAGGAACGATACGAGTGCCATGGGTCTCTTTCTCCTCGTGTGATGAAGCCGGCGGAGGGGGCGAGCGTTTCGAGCTCGCGCGCATCCGCCGGCGCAATCGGCCGAGTCGTCATTGACTCGTGGCCGGATCTCGTGCGACTACGCTTCCGTCATCTGACCGCTGATGCGGAGCGTCGCGGTGAACTCGGTGATCTGGTTCTTGGTGACCTTGCGCGTGTACTTCACGCAAAAGGCGGTGCCGGTCGACGTCTTCGCGCCGCCCCACGTCAGCACGAGCGCGGAGGCCGCCGACGCCGGGCCCGTCGGCATGTTGCCGCGGAACACCGCATCGGGCCCTGTCGTGGCCGTGTCGTCGTAGAGGCCGCTGACCTCGATGTCCGAGTAGTTGACGTCGCCCGTGGGGATCGGCTTCGGATACGCCGTCCCGAACGGCTTGCCGTCGATCGTCACCGCTTCGACGTCGAAGCCGTTGATCGACAGGATGTGCGCCGTCATCACCTGCGCTGCGAATGACAGCGCGAAATCTTTGCCCCCGTACTTGGCCATCTCACCGCTCCTTGTGCGTCACGTCTTGTGGACTCACAGGGCGGCGCGGCCTGGGCGCGCTCTCCTCGAGGAGAGCGGAACCATTCCGGCGAACCTGTCCTTACCGTTCGAACTTGCTACGTCGTCGCCGGTACCGTGACCGGCCACTTCTCGATCGCTTTGCGCAGACCGATCGCGTTCCGCCGCGCTTCCTGTGCGGCGTCGATCTCGGCCTTCCCGTGCGCGCTGTCGCCATCCGCATCGAACTGCAGGCGCATGAACATGCGCTCGGCGACGATCGTCGCTTCGAGGATGTCGGCCAGGCGCTGCGCGTCTCCCGCTCTCATGGGCACGTCGTGGTCCTCTCCTACGCGTTCCGATGGAACGCGATCATGAACGTGAAGCTCGGGGCACCGCCCGCGCCGCCCCACGCCCAGGACGTCGCCAGGTGCCGATTGACGGTGCTGGCCACGGTCTTGCGCTCGGCCGTGCGCGCGGTGACCGCGGTGAACGTGATCAGGTCCGCGTAGGTCACGTCGTCGGCCGAGTGTCGGACCTTCGCGGTCACGTTCGGCCGACCGGACAGCGTCACGGACGACACCTGCAGGAACCCGGATCCCCCGTTCGCCGAGCTCGCGCCGCCGTCTTGCGAGCCGGCGCCCTCGGTGTTCCCGTCTCCGGCCTCGGCGGCGAGCTCGTGCAGGATCAGCGGCCGCTCGACGACGCCGGCGATGGAGTAGCTGGCGTTCGCCTTGTGCAGCTGGCCCTTCGAGATCACGCGCGTGTACTTGCTGGCGTAGGATCCCGACAGGCCGACGCAGGTCTTGCCCTTGGTGTTGCCCTCGAAGCCGTAGTTCACGACGCGCGCGGTGCCCTGCTGACCGCTCAGCGCATCGTTGATGCTGTCGGTCGCGTCGTCGAAGAACCCGCTCTGCGACAGCGTCGCGAGCAGGTCGCCTGTCGGTGTCGGCTTCGGATACTTCGACCCGAGCGGCTTGGCATCCTCGGTGACGACTTCCTGCTCGTCGGCGATCTCCGTCACCACGCCGAGGACGGAGTAGCCGTCGATCAGGAAGAACGCCGCATCGGCTCCGCCGAACTTGGCCATTTACAACTCCTCGCTCTCGTCGCGCGGGTCGACGTCGACCACGCGCTCGATGTCCCCGCCCTCGAGGAGCGCATCGACGCTCGTCTGCGGGAGGTCGTCGACGACGTCGCCGGCGCGCGCGACCTTGATACCTCCGGCCGCCGCTTCCTCTTCGCGGATGCGGGCGCGCTCCTCACTGCCCGCCGGCGCCGCCAGGATCCGCGCGAACGCCGCGCCGATCGGATAGGCGATGCTGTGGTCCGGGCCGGTCTTCGGCAACACGCGATAGGTCATCGGGATTCCTCACCAAAGCTGTGGCCGCAGGCGCCGCAAATCCGCTCGAACGTCGCGCCGAAGCCGTTGGACTCGATGCGCCGCTCCGGCCCGGCGCCGCAGGACGGGCACGCCTCCGCGCTCGAGCGCGCGGCCGCGGCGCGATCGAGCCGATCGAGCAACCGGTCCGTGAGCCCTTGCGCCACCTGCTTCACCAGTCCCATGTCACGCTCCCTGCACGACCAGGCGAAAGCTCGAGACCACCTCGTGCACCTTCTCGCCGTTCAACTCACTGACAGGCACGGACACCGTGTCGTCATAGAACACGCTCGCGCAGTGTTCGTAGCCACTGATGACCAGCTGCTGATGCGTCAGCTGCGCCTGCGCCTGCGCGTCGAGCTGCTGTGTCGGCCGAAGCCCGTTCCCCTTCGTGAAGCTGTGGACGACGACCTCGACCTCGCGCAGCTCGCCGGACCCGAGGCCTCCGACGTTCGACATCCGGACCTCGAACCAGATAAACGGAAAGACCGTGCCCTGTGACGGGTCGTCGGAGACGCCGCCAGTCGCCAGCGCCGTCACCGCCGGCACGTTGAGCGCCGTGTAGACGGCCGCGCTCACCGCGTCGAGCGCCTGATACGTCATACGGTCGCCACCTCGCCGCACTCGAGCGCCATCCACTGACGCCCGTCACCGAACGGCAGTACGCCGTGAATCTCCAGCGTCTGCGCCTGGCCGCCGGGCCAGCTCGGACGCCAGCTCGCGCGCATGGCCGTCGTGATGTCGCCTCGGCGTCGGACCTTGAACCGCAGGTCGACCTGCGACACGACCGTGGCCTGCTGCAGCCGCTCGTTCGCGCCCTTCGGGAGCAGCTGCGCCCGAATCGTCGTCTTCGTCGACCAGCGGTCCCGGCGGGCCCCGTGGGCATCCATCGCAAACGTGGTGGTCACCGTGCCCGTCGCCGGCGTCACGAGGGCGCCGTCGACGACGTAGGTGAACGTGGTCGGCCCCGTCACGGTGACCGGGAACCGGCCGTTGTACCCTGACGGCGTCGCGCCAGCCACCGTCACGTAGTCCCCCGTGACGTAGTCGTGCGCGATCGAGCTGGTCGCGGTCGCCGTGGTGCCCACGCGCGTGATCGCCACGGCGATCGCCGGCCAGACGTTCTCCTGGATGACCAGGCGTTCGCGGAGATCGCCAGCGCCAGCCATCAGCAGAGTGGATCGACGCGCGCCGGCGCGCCGATCAACGCCTCGAACCCAAGCGGCACGTCGTGCACGGTGTCGGCGGTGACGGCCTCACGGTTCGCGTACCAATGCGCGATGAGCATCAGCTGCGCGTGCTGATACCGGGAGGGAATAGCCGCTGGGTCCGCGTAGCCGCACACGAACTCGATGACGACCGCGTCAGGCGCGTCCTCGGTGCAGGGGTAACACACGCCGTGGGCCGGCACGATGCGTCCGAACCGCCCCGTCGTGATCACCCGGTACTGGCTCGGGTCCCACGTCTGCAGCACGCCGGCCGTGTCCCGGTACTGCACCGACGTCACGTCCTGGAGCGGCGGACGCGGCACCACGATCGCGTCGCCGTCATCGGGAAACCCGCTGGCCTCGTAGACGCACGTCTGCAGCATCAGGGCCCGCTCGCTTCTCGACTCGACGAGCTCCGCCGCCACCGGCAAATAGCCCTGGATCAACGTGTCATCGGCCGTGACGTCGGTGTCGACGGTGCACTGCGCCTTGGCCTGCGCGAGCGTCAATGGAGTCCCGTCTGGACCCTCGACGACCGTCACCGACCAGTACGGTGGCACCGGGACTACACCTCGTCGATGACGTACGAGACCGACACGTCGACGTGCGTCGCGGTCGCGAGCGCGCTGCCGGTCTTGGCGACGGTGATCGCCGTGTTCGCGTCGTTTACCGTGAAGGACGCGCCATCCGCCAGGACGGTCGCGTTCGCGGCGCCGGCGCGGAGCACGGCGCTCTGCGTCAGGCCGGCGATCGCCGCCGCCACCAGCTTGCGCGACGCCGTCGCGAGCGTCGCCAGAATGTCGACGGTCGTCGCACCCGACGCGGCGCCGCCGATCGCGATCATCGACGCATCGACGATCCGA